CAGAAACAGCAGCATCGAGATGAAGAAAATAAACTTGATCCCCCACCTGCACGCCGTTACCAGTAGCCAAAACTTGTACTGTTGCTAAATTTCCTACCCCTGCCGATCCTGCAAAGGTTCCTATAGGATCTAAATTCCACCCATGCAAACCAGGCTTATTATTCGTTGCCCAAAAAGCATTGGCATAATTAGCCGTATAAAAGAAGTCAGAATTTGTACCATTCCAAAGTGCTGTTGTAAGAGTGCCTGAAAAAACAAGAGGTACAAATATTGTACCATTAAATTCATAAGATGTCGTTAAATCAAATGCCACCAAACTTTGAATATTAATGCCGAACTGCTCACGCGTTTTAAGCCCCATTACAGGCGTTCCATTAGCAAGTTTACCTAGTAGGCTATATCCACCTTTCTTAACGACCCTGCCACGAAACTGATAAGAATTAAGCAAAGTTTCAAAGCTATCTTCAGGAGTTGCCCAAGGCTTCGTATTCTTTGTTACGCCTTCAGTTATCGGACCTATGAGAAATTGTTGTGTTGTCATATATTAAGCCGTGGCTATTGCTATCCAGGTAAAAGAAAAAACACCGCTTGCATTTGAAAATATATCAAATGTTGCATTGCCTGTAATACTTGTGCTGACCAAACTTGGAATACTGCTTGTAATATTATTTGGTATTGCTATTGCAACGTGAATCGTCGTAGGCGCAGGAATTAAAGTTACTGTTCCGTTTGCCGTGACCGTTCCAAAATACAACATGAAATTACCAGGCAGGAAACTTTGGAATTGATTAGGACCTACAATATTTACAACACTTTGCGTCAATTGCATACCAAGATTATCGGCATCATTGGGATCATTTGATGTCGGTAGGAATTTCTTTATTTGAGCAAATAATTGTGGCTCGGTCCCCGACTTTGATGTTGCATTTTTTGCATATAAAGCTACCAGATCTTCAACCACACCAGGATCAGCTGATAATTTTTCAAGGATAACATTTTCATGATCCCCCTGATTTTTCTTATTTAAAGCAGTATGATTTACTAAGAATTTTAAAGCATATTGAGCAAAGTTAGTTTGTATTTGCGTTTGTGTAACTGCTGGGGAGGGTTGAGACTGCGGAGTTATGGGTGAATATGTCATGTATTACCTAAAACTATATAAAAATATTGAATACCCGCTACAAAATCATGCCCAATTAAAGTTGTAATAAGACCCTCCCTTTCAGACAAAACAGATACCCAAGGAGAAAGCAATGGCGTTGTTCCCAAGGTACAAAAATTAACAGCAATTAGATTTTTTGTTATAAAAGGATTTAAATATAAAGTATTAGCATTAGTTATAGAAAAATTGATAATTCCAAAATATAAGATTAATCCCCCAGGAAGATATGTAAATAAACCTGTTTGTCCTAGTTGTATATTTTGTTGATTGTACAATTGATATGTAGTCATCTGAACTTCAGTTCCAGCAGCACTTCCCCCCTGATATCTTAAAAACAAATTATCTATAGTTTGAGTAGGATTAACGACAGATTTTGAATATAGTGAAATTTCACCAACACTTGTTTGTGGTCCTTGTTGTTGTTGAAGTAATTCAATATTTGTATGATTTCCTGACGAAGAAACTGCATCTAGCGCAACATGATTTCTAGAAAAAGCATCATATAGTTGCTCAAAATTAGTTAAAAAATCACCTTGAGAAACGGCCAAAAAGTCATTTGGACCCGGAATTATTGGGTTATATTCTTTTATGTCAGGACCGCTCATTAGTTACCTATCGCTATGTAATAAACATCTCTTGTGGAACCCACTTGTGCTTGAAAATTTATAGTGAAGGAAGATCCTGCAATGTTTGTAGCGGCTACAGAACTGACTAAAGTTCCTACAAAATCTTTAACACACACACCAACATATCTAAGCGTAGTCACAGGTGATAAATTTACCACTTGTCCATTTGTCGGATTGAGAATGACACCTGCATAAAACACAAAAGGCCCTGCAACAAAGCTATATTGATCAGGAAAATAAACGTCAGGATTAGTAGATTGAAGACCTACCTTGATAGATGGATAAGTCATTTGAATAGGAGTTTGACTATTGTTTGGTCTGAAAAATAAATTAGGTACAGTCAAAACTAACTTATTATATATTGCCGTCTGTGTAGCTGTAGTCGCTGGATCAAGGGTTTGTGGTCGAAGAATCAATATGTTGTGGGCACCTTGCAAATCATTATTGCCAAGAGGTGAATGATTCTTCGCAAATGAATTAAAAATCTCAGTAAAATTAGCACGAATTTGCGCTTGCGAAATGACTCTTTTGGATGCTGCTTGAGGTATATTTGGATTATATAACACTATTTAATCTCCAGAATATTGTGTTCCATAAAACCAACTTGCGAAAGGTCTGCCAGGTTGACTAAATATTGTTTGCGCTCGCTGGCTGCCCATCTGCCTTAAACTTCTTCGCTGCGCCATTTGCAATTGGTCTTGATATATCGGCATTAAATAAGCCATGCCTTCGGGATCTGGAAAATCTGTGTAAATAAGTTTCGCTGCTATTGCGCATATAAAAAGATACCATTCATCAAGTTCAGGAGCATCAGAATTAGCAATCAAATCAGTTGGCTGCTGACTGATTTGAAACTCGACCTGATAAACTTGCTGTGGAATTGGCCTAAATGTAATCTGCTGATTATAGAATATTACATCCGTGGGTCTTGATGATTGATAAGGAACCACAGAAGCATATATAGCAGCACCACTAGGTATAACCAAAGTAAAGGTGTATGCTCCTGTGACATAGTTAACTTGTCCCACAATAGAGTTTGAAGTATCTACTAATAAACCTGTATTGCTATTGGCTTGTGGACTATCTGATATTGAGAAATTAAAACCTGAATTATCAAATCCTGAAATAATAACAGCTGCTTCCGTCACATTACCGAAAATATCCTGCTGCGCTCTTAAGAAAGGAAAAGAAGGTATTATCCCAGTATAATTAAATAATGTTCCTGTGCCTAGAGCTATCTGCTGATTAACTGTTAACTTAGGCCATCTATTATAAAATGTAGTTTTATCTTGATAATACCTTAAAATATATCCTTGACAATATACAGGAGGGCTTATTGTTATGTTTCCAGGCGTTGCAACTACTGCTTGCCCTTGGTTATTAGTTGGATTATTTTCGTATAAGAAGGGGTATGTATCAACATTTGGAATAGTAGTAAATACATAAGGTTTAGTTAGCTTTAGGTTCTTAAATTGCTCCGGAAAATGCAGTGTGTACGCCAGATTGATATAGCGATCAATTTGCGTATCTGGCATTTGTGCAGGACTGTATCGAGCGGTCATCCGCCTTACAGTATTTCTCATTTCTAAAAGCTGTACCATCACACGACTCCTGCATTGTATACAGTTCCTTCAAAACTATCCTGATTTCCATAAGGAAGCGGCAGAGGAGTTAAATAAGGTCCTGAACTATTAGGAATTACCGAAGGATTAGTATATGCACTTGGCAATGGACTTGGGTAAGCGAATGCATTGAAATTAGTCGAATCCAAATCTAAAGTTAAAGTATCGCTCGTCACTGCAATCACCTGAGTATTTACCAAATTCAATTGAACCATTCCAAATTGCGTAGGAATCAAAAAACGCACCTTCAATCCTGCCGGATATCCGTGGTCATCAACCGTGGTCACAACGCAAGGATTTGCATTAGTCACAGAAGCAATCGTTTGACAACGCAAATTCTCTTGGACTTGAACCTGACTATAACCAGGATAATAGGTAACAACTGCACTCATTAGAATCCTATTGCAACAAACGCATACTTCTTATCCGATGTATCTACGCTATCTATTTGACTAGATCCATCGTCAGGGCCTTCTTTCTGGATAAATCGGGGTGTGTGATAGTAATTATTTATTTGATCTGCAAAACCACGTTTAATCGTATAAACTTGGCCATGCTGAAATGTTATCCATTGAGGCACGTCACCTACATGCTTATCATAGCATAATTTAGCGGATTGACCTTTAGCTCTAAGATTCAGAAATTTTCCAGTAATCATTTGGTTATCATGCGCTCTTTGAGCTTCAATCTTTGCTGCCAATGCTTTCTTTTCAACAGACATTCCTAACTGCTTATCAACAATAACTTTTTCATCTTCGCTTAGTTCCCTTTTGGGTCTTTCTGTATATTGATATTTTGCAATTTCAGCTTTCTTTTCTTCAATTTCACGCTTAGTCTTTTCAAGTTCAATACGCGCTAAATCAATTTCAGTTAACACACCTTCTAATGTAGCAGTTTCGCTCATATTAACCTCTGGTTGTGCTTCTATTTGTATACTTTTAATTTTTTTTTGTCTTGCCATATTTTCCTTTAATTAAGGAAGAGGCTCGCGAACCTCTTCCAAATAATTACTATGAATTAAACGACTGTTCAACTGTGGTTGCTTCCCAATACCATGCATCTACAGTAGATCCTATGATACCCCCAACAGTTGCGCTGTTAGTACCATCCCCAGCGCCAATTAATACCCCTCTAGATCCTAAGTTTTGTGTTGCAAAACCTAAAATGTCTTGGTTGGCATAAGGCAGAGGAGTTGGAGTAACACCGGTTAAATTATTGGTATTACCTTCCCCTTGAGGAATCATTACAGGCAATGACTGAGGATAACTTGCAGCCAATATTGAAGCAAATGCAGTAAATGCAGATGAATCAACGTTAGCAAACGTTACCGTTTGAGTACCCACAGCATTGTTAACGGCCGATACAGTGAATTGAACTGGCAATCCATTTGATGTGCTATTAAGTTGTTGCATTCCATAAGCCGTTGGAATTTGGAATCTAACAACATCACCAATTTGATAATTTTGCTGAACCAAAGTAGTAACTACCATTGGATTAGCTAGTGTTATCTTTGCTATTACACGATTCTGTGGGTAATAGAGGCTTGTATTGATAACAGAAGAATTACCAACTTTATAAACAGAACCAACGCTTGTTAAAGAATTAGTTGAGTCTAATAGAGTTGTAAATTGGTTTGTTCCGTTAGTTGCTGTAACAGTCATGATAAGTCCACCTAATTCAGGCGCACTTGTCATATTTACAATTCTTACGTTGTCGCCAACTTGGAAACCGTGATTTGTTCCTGTTACAAATACTGTAGGCTGTCCAGGTGTAAAGCTAGATACAGCAATTGTTGCGCCTTGACTATAGATAGAACTATCATACAAACTAAATCCATTGATAGTCATCTTTCCATTTTCATAAGGAGCAATTGTACCAGCCACAGTACCATTCATCTTAATGATACCTGTTCCAGAAGCCATATAAGAAGGCAAGAAAAGACCTTCTACAATTCTATCCGATGTCAAAGAACCAGAAACCCCAAGAGCAGTTTGACCCGATAAAGTCAAGTTCCACAATTGGAATTTAGAAATTTGATTCGGAATAGCTATAAATTTTGGTGTAGACGCAACGTTTTTAAATGTTCCGCTTACAATTTGTGTGCTACCAGCCATATTCAACCTCCTATAGTGCTACTTGAAGCGTGCAACGTAAGTTGACGATCCAAGAGGTGTTAGTGATGTTGAATACTTGCGCCATTTTCCAGCCTGCTGTTTGATACAATCTTAAACGTGGTGATGCAATCTCTGGCGGTGCATAGATAAACTGCGCACTATAGCCATCAAGATCAACCATGTCATAGCTTTCCTGTCCTGGAATAAAGATATTATAAACGTCTTGTCCATTAGCAGAAGCATTAGGCGAAATACTACCAACAGAGGACAATAAGAAACGGATGTTTCTAATAGTACCCCATTCCGCTTGCAATAGGTTTGCTGTATTCGCATACTGCGCAACGTTCTGGAAGCCCACCATTTGATCTAAGTCAGCACTAAGGTTAGTGTGAGTTAAGCCAAAGAAGCAGGTACGAACTGGACCAGTACCGAATTTGTCTTCGCCTTCAATCAAGTCCATGATGAATTGTGCATTAGCAGTGCGCAATAAGCGAACGACTTTGCTGCAATCCAATGGGCTGATGTTTGTTGGGTTGTCCGTTTCTGTTACTTTATTGACCATATTTCTATGGCGGGGAAACCTCTTCGGATCTCCCTCTCATAGTCACCTATGAGGCCTGACTGTCGCATCTCTTTCGAGTTTCCTCACTCAGTCGATTACGCTGCTTTCGCTTGCGCAGTGTTGTCTCTATTAGAGAGTTCCACCTCAATCAGAGGAAATTTTACAACGGCAATAACCCAATATGCCTTACCGTTGGTACCAGAGGTACAATTAATCGGCGGAGCACCCCCCTCCATCATGCTACGAGCCAATTGGTCTTCTGTTTCTCGAAGAGACTGGCCTAATGTAGACACTGCGCTGTTTAACACCAATCTGTTACTTGTTGACCTAGTAATCTAGGCGGGCCAAATCTTCTCAGCTGGCCTCACTATGTTTCCATAGTGTTCAGAGTACCGCATCCCTAATATGTTCATGCCATGTACGTTTATGAGGCATCCTATTTACCCATTCTTCAGCTTCTTGTTTTGAATCTGTTTCAAAACAGGTATGCCAAGGATTTGGACAATTACAACTATCCTCTTCTAAACAAACATAGTAATATTTAAGGTCTTCTCGCTTACTGCGTTCAGGCTGATTATAGATTTCTTTAATGTAACCATCTGATTGCACCTCTCTTTTAGGATTCTGCAATAATTTCATTTCAAAATAATCTATTATATTTTCATCCATAATCTTGCCCCTTGTTGCCTTTCTATGCTGCCATAGCGAAGGGTTTCAAGTCCATCAGAGAAGATTTATAGACCCCATGTATACGTCTAGGGTCTTCGTTAATCAACATTACCTGCTCTTGCAGTATAATGTAAGTTCCATACCAGTCAATTCTAGCATCAATATCAAGCGCTGTAAGTTGCTGCGCTGGTGGGTCTACAATTCCATTGCCTAAAGGCACTGGAGCGGTTAGCAAGTTCTGATAACGTCGTCGTCTCAGAATATCGCCAGCTTGTTGATCCATTGTGATGGGGTAACCCATTGTAGTATGAATCAAGTCTGGCATAGGACGTGCCAATAATTTCATGCTCAATTGCTGCTGAACAGCTGGAGGCAGAATATTGGAGGTTGTCGGGCCGGACATAGTCTTAACCTCATGTTAAGACGAAGTCACATATAAAGGATTACTTACGAGCTGCTGCAAGAGTTTCTTTCCAAAGAGCTGTCTTTTGCTCTTTAGTCATGCGAGAATTAGAGATATGAGCCGCAGTTGATACAGCTTCAGAGCGAACCCCTAAGCTTCCTGTCATCGGCTTTCCCTGTTTGTCCTCAACTCTCTTTTGCTCCTGAGAGATTGGCTTATCTTTTGACGCTATTGCAGCTTTATCAGCTTGGTAACGTGCATCTTTTTTGATGAGATTATACGCTTTTCTCAAAGGATTGCTAGCCGTTTGCATCGCTTCAACGTGGTCTTCGTCACTTTTGATATATTTTTCAATATTTTCAGCCGTGACGACCTCCTTAAAATCGGGATGTTCTTGAGCAGTCTGCAAAATAAGAAGCTGTTGTTTAGCCTCAGCAATTTCCTTGTCCTTTTTGGACAATTGTTTGTTGAATGCATTGAAAGCTTTAACAAGTTTCTTCCCATCAGGGAATTCTTCTTGTTCTAGCTGTCTATAATCAAAATCTTCTTCGGGTTCTGGCTGAGTCTGCTTTTGCTGATACTGCGCTTGCATCTGCATTTGCTTCTCATACATTTCCCTTTCTTTGCGAGCCTGCCAAAGTTCCCTTTCGAGGTCTTCTTTAGCTTTGCGAAGTTCAGCAAAACTCTCTTTAGGTGTTTTGCTTTCCTTCTCATGGGTATCAACCGCCTGATCGACCACTTCAGGTATTTGGGTCTGTTCTGGTGAACTCATGCATTTTCCTTTGAGATTGGCGAAATCTCTATTGCGCCGAAATCGTGTCAAAATCATATTGACATGACGTTGCTATAATATTTAATAAAAATTGAATTTCATTACAACTTAAAATTAGATATTGATTAGACTATTTTGCCTTGAATGATGTAATCTTCGATTTTGTCAATTTTATCATTGCAATAATTTCTAAGCATTGTTACATGCTCTTTATCGAATTTATCTGGATTTGCAAGAATGTAATTTAACGTTTCTTTTTTAGGAATGGCATATTCAAATTTTACGTGGTCATAATCGGTGACTGACCAAAGAAACATGTCTTCATCTTGATAAGGACTAGGACGTGTTACGCGACAGATTGCCGGGCGAAAGACTAGTTTATTTGTATGGTTATTTTTGTAATAGAGAATCCAGATATAATATTTCTTTAAATCGAAACCTTTCTTCATGCACATATCGTATTGCTGCTGCACAATGCTTTCTATATGAGCCTTGAATTTAGGCAATGCAGCTTGCAGGATTTCGCCGACTTCAGGAGTACTAAACATTACTTTTCACCATCATTTGTAGGCCAATCAACATTTTCAAGAACAAAACAAAGAGCATCTCTTAATTTTTCTAAACATTCTGAAAAATCTGTATTGCCATCCTTGAAATTTATGTTTTGCAATGTTGCATAATGAGATATTGCTTCACAATCAGCGCAATATTCTTCGCTTTTTCTTAGATTTATGACAAATTTATCTGTTAAATAACGAATTGGCAATTTAGGAGGTATTTCACCTTCTACTTCAGGAGGTTTATATATAAATTGCGAAGAATAATTTCCATTCATGAATTCCTCATCTTGCTTCCACCCATATAGAGAGATCTATTGCTGTGCATTGAGCTTTGAGTCGGTGACATTTTGTAACCGACTGGCTTATGTATATTCGGAAGCTTCTTGATTTTTGGCGGGATCATTGTCATTAGATATACCTAATAATTCCTCTGTTATTCCTGCACATTTTTCAACTAATTCCCAATCAATAAACATATTTAACCACCATGCATTTTCATATGCTTTGCTGCTGCTTCTCTTTTTTCTTTTCTCATTTGACCATAATCCGCAGCCCCTTCACTTTTTGCAAATTTGGCTAATCTCTTTCCCATTGGTCGACTTTTTTCTGATTTAACTTTTGTTTCTATTACAGCTTTTCTTGTTCCTTTATGTGGATATAATTTTTTACCATGTTCTCGCGTTTCTGAAGACATGCTTTTATGTTCTTTTCTCAATGGTTTAGGATTAGCAGCCATATTATTTATCCTCTAGTCTTTGGTTCTTTTTCGTTAAAGCCACCTGCACGATTATAGCTCTTTTCCAATTGCAATGGAGGCTTACCACCAGGAGCACGGAAACGTGGCTCTGTTTGATTCAAGTTTTTATTTTTTGGCACCATCGGCTTAACAGCTTCCGGAATGATCTTTATTTTTGACATAGTTTATCCTTTAAAAAAGTTGAGGCAAGGCTCTTGCAGCTGCACCAATCGCGTTCGCTCCCTGCCTCAAAAATTATTTATCCTTTTTATAAAATGGTGGACTCTGGTTGGATTCGAACCAACAACCTGCATATAACAGCTTTACCTGTACAACCGCCGCTCTTCCAGTTGAGTCTACAGAATCCATAAAAACCTATTGGCAGGAATTGCACCTGCGACCTCTCCCCGTTTACTTAAGAGGCTCAATCCCTACCGCAAAACGGATCATCGCGCTCTCACTGCTGAGCTACAATAGGAAATGATTATTTATTCATCATCTTTTCGCGTGTATATGGCTTGTGAGCGAGTGACCTATCATCATGATGATCGATCTTTTTTCTTACTTGCTCGTAGCTATTGCTTGCGCCTGCTGGTGGCTTTGGATCATGGTTTTCTTTGATCTTGCTATAATCTGCTCCAGTATTACCCTTCCCAGATCCACCCATAGATGTATTTTTATGACTATGTCCCATTTGAAACTCCTTTCGGTTGTGACATTGCTATTTCTTTATCATCTTGTCTTTTTTGAATATTTTCTATCAAGGTAAATACCTTAACGAAATCTTCAATATGCATAGATTCCACTTCTTTTGCAGCTTTAACCTTATCAAGTGTTGCAGATGCTTTTTGATGCTCAGATTCATTGTATTTAGTCATCAATGAAACTTGTTCGAGGTGGCCTTTCTGAATTCGTTCTTCTGCAAGTGCGCGATCGCTAATAGCCTTAGATTGCAATGACTCATTAACAATCTGTTGATTCTGCATCTGAAGCTGTGCCATTTGTTGTTCTTGTTGTGCTTGTTGCTGTTGCTGTTGCTGAATTGATTCTATTAGCTTGTCTTTATCTTGCATATCAACGTCAGCAAGCAATTGATCGACAGGGATAGGCAATCCATCTTTCCATAGCTGGTATTTCTGGATGAATGCAAGTTGCTTTGTAGTATTTGTTAGAGGCGCATTAGCAACAACAGCGTCGTATCTCTGGAATGACTTATCACGGAATTCATTCGTTGGGTCTTCCTCGATCATCCTTCTAATCTTTCCAAGGGTATAATTCTTCTGAATAAGCGCCCAATGTAGCCTGCCAGCATTACGCTGTGATAAGTCGAGGTTGTCGAATAACTCTTGTAAAGTGGTGAGAGCTGCACCCTGACGCAATTGTTCTGTAATACCCACATCACTGTCTTCCGCTTGTCCCAGCAATTCTGGCGTAACTCCGGCATTTGATTGTATATCCTCTTTAAGGAATTGGGTTGCCTGATAGTTAGCAGGATTAATATTTGCTCCTGGCTTGTCAACGAGCGCATTAAGTCTACCTTTCTTTAAGAATCTAACTTTTCCCGGTCCTACCTTAAAAGCATCACTATCATCAATTAACGCATCTTCTTCGACGTCAACACCTGAAAATTGCGCCGCTAATAGGTCCAATTCTAATTGCTTGCGGTAATTATAAAGGTATTGACTATCTCTTATATTTCTAATAATACCTTGGTAACGAAATGCATAGTTATTATTAGCAAGATCATGATACCCAACAAAAGGTATAAAAGGATACATATCTACGCCAAGAGGATTTGGCCCATCATAGAAGCAAGTATTGTTAACAATGATAGCAAGATGCACAGTAGGCACTTTTTCCTTAACCACGACAACTTGCGGAAATTGTACTTTGAGTTGTTCCATTTCTTCTCGATCAAAGTCCACCTCCGTGCTTTCATATGTTTCAGGATCGACAATAAATGTTGCCATACGTTCGGTTAAATACCAATATTCATCATATGCTAGGAAACCTTTACGCCTGATATTATATTGCTGAGGCATGTATGTAAACTTAGTATCAAAATAAGCTTGGTCATTGAGCATATCAATATCATGCTCTCGACCCGGCAACATCTGTTTAACTTGTTCTTTCCAGAGATATTTGCGAGTGCGTATGAATTGACAATCGCTTAAATCCATTTCACGCCAAAATGCATCCATCATTATCATGTCAGCACTAAGGCATTCAGTGCGCAAGTCTCCGCAAATAGGATCTCGCCTATAGTCTATCCAAGAATGCTCTAAAGCTAGACCAGTTATGCCTGCTGCTTCTTTAAAACATGCTGAATGAGTGTTATATGTATCGTCATTATAATAGGCTGATTGAATGCATTTGGTTGCTTGAGATGCTGTCTTATCGCTAGATCCATGTACTGGAATCATTTGAGTTGCTTTGCGATGCTGACGCTGACGTCCGCAAACCATATTGACTACAGGCATTGAGTTATTGAATACCCATTTTTGATGCTCATAACTCAAACCTGAATACATATTTAGAAAACGCTGGTCGCCAAGATAAACTTTTCTGTCAATTAACTGCTCATAAAAGAAAAGCTGCCAAGCCGATAAATTCTGTTGATATCGTGCATCTGCCTCGGCTACAATATCTCTTTTACCATCTTGATAATAGCTTTGGTAAACGTTCGGGACAACCTGACTCCTTTCGAGCATTCCACTTGTCATAATATCACCTAATAGTAAAATCTTACTTATACATTAAAGTGATAATAAAATAAAATTGTCATTGTGGATATTTCTTCATCTATTTTTACCCATTCGATAAAGTTCTGCATTTTGACAGCATTCAATAAGCACTTCTAAAGATTTTCTGTTGAGTGAGTCCATGATCGGATAAGCATTAAAATAATGAAATGCTCTATTAATATCTTCTTGGCAATAGTGTCTTAACAAATCTGCCTGAGATAAATACCATATTTCTTTTCTAAGTTTAGTTATTTCTTTATTAAAAACTTCTTTTATATATTCTGCGTCTTCAGTTGTCATTGATTACCTTCTAAATGAATACGGATTGTTATTTGGTGGAAGTTGAGCAGGTTGTTTCTTTGCATACGGTGTATTAGCCTTCAATCGATCTAAAGAATCTTTTGTCATTGATCCAGGACCGCGTCCATATTGGATTCTGGCATTAGCCATGTACCTAACCGAATCAGCAGCGTGGCTAGTCCAGTCATGAACGGGTGAGTCTCCATAACAATTTTGTTTTTCATTAAACTTCTTATGATAGTTCTCAAGACATTTAATGAGATGAGAGCATTTGTTTCCATCAATAAAAACTATACTAAGCATGGCTCTAACAGCATCTATGCCTACCTGTTTATCTATTTCACGTTCAAGGAGTACTGTTTTTAATCCAAGTTCCCACATAATATCCTGATAAGTTCTTCCTGTTTGAGCTGAACCTGCGCCAGCATCATGAGGAACATAATGAGAACCGTATAAATATGATTTACTTTTGATTAATTTAACGTAATGTTCTGGACCCTCTCCTTGAGCTTCATAAAAATCTATAATTCTTAGTTCACCACCAATTTCTTGCCAAAATACTATTGAAGTAGCATCGTGATACCCAATATCCATTGCTGTATTTACTGGGGATCTAGTTTCATAAGGAACGTTGCAGATGCGTTTTTCTTCTCTAACCTTTTCAATAAGTCTGCCATAATAACTTCCCTCAACCCCTCTGTTAAAGCTACAATAGAATTCTTGTTGAATGTGTTCTTCTGATACGCCTTCGTCGCGCATCTTTTGAATGTCTTCATCATTTAACACGCCTGTTGCGCTTATTGGCAATACCTCACAAAACCAATCCTTAGAGGATTTTGCCATATTCATTAGGTCATAGAAATGATTCTTACCACGAGGAGTACTAATAAAGATAGCATACCCCCTGTTAACATCCAATATAGGACGTAAATAGTCCCAAGCTGCTGGCGATTGAATGGCGTATTCACTAAAGATAATAATTTTGGGATTGCTCCCAACAAGACTATCAATATTATCGCTTCCAATAAGCTGATATAAAGATCCATTAGATAACCTTATTTTCATTTCATGGCCATTCTTAGATTCAATACATTCTTTAGGAATGTAATCAAGAATTCGCTGACCATCATTTGTAGATGAATCCCAAATAACTTTTTTTGCTTGTGAATATGTAGGAAGGATATGGAATGCAGTCCATCCAGGATTAAGCAGCAATTGAAGAATAGCCCAATTGAATGCGGTAACGTCCTTGCCACCGCGTCGATGAACTACCCAGACTGCACGCTTTGTGCCACTATTTAGAGCTTGAATGAACTTCTTTTGATATGGTCGAGGTTGGAATGTTAGTTCCAATTGCGAGGTCATGAGGAACCACTATGTTATATGTTGATTGCTTTGAACCCTCAATATCTTTTCTTAAATCAGCATCAAACTTTTTCTGATCTCGGTCATATTTATGATATAATGGGTCGTAAAGTCCTTCACATCTAGTGTAAAATACTTCTGGCATAATCTTTAAACAAGCAGCTTTGAATCTATTTTGAGAAATATTTTCTTTAGCTAGTAATAAGGCATCCGAAAAGTCTTTATCTTTAGCTGCATAATCTGCAAGTCTAGTTACACTAAATTTCCGAGGAGAACTAAAGCCAATTAAATTTAAAGAATCTGGTAAATAAGACCATTCAATTAAATCGGCAGCTAATTTCACTAAATCTGTCGGGGGTCTTCCGTTTACCTTTGGACCTGGAAAATGCGAAGGAGCGCAAGCCATTATTAACCTCATATTTTGATTTCAATATAATCAAAGGTTTATTGTTGGTCAAGCGACCATTCGATGACATCAAGAATTAATTCAGCTGAGGGCGTTTCAAGCCAATATGAAGTGGGCATATTATACCATGCGCGCCAAGCTGCATGATCAGGCATAAAGAAAGCTTTTTTAATTGTGCCATTAGCATTTTTGACAAGGTATTTTTTAAGTAGATCATTGGGAAGTTCTTTTTCAACATCTTTCCATTGCATAATTAATCCTTTGGAGGCTGAGGAAGCGGCATCCAATGGGTTATATCTTCTTTACTAATGCATGACCACAAATTATTATCTTTTGGATAGGTTATTTTTTCAATTTCTATATAACCATCTTTACAAAGGATTAAAACTCTAATATTTTCAGGTGGTAAACGATCTTTAACGCTAAACCAAATCGGCCGAACGCCAATAATGTTGTCTTCAAGTTTGTATGTTTCGTAACCATCAAGGGCCTGGACGCATAGGCATCTTGGAGGAAAATCAGGAATAGGTAAAAATTCAGGTAATTTAAATCTACCCAATTCAAATTTTGTTCCTGGGGGATCACATCGAAACCCACATTTACAATCTAGACAATGTTCGCCACAAGATTCGCAATCTCCGCTCATTCTTGCCATGCCTCCATTTCTTTAATGGCATCTTCTTTTGAGAAATCTCCCATTGGAAGACAGTTTCCATCAACCCATTTTTCGACAAAAGAAATTGGATCTTTTGCAAATCCAGCAATGTCATCATCAACAGATTTAACAAACATTAATATTATGCCAGATAATTTTTTTTTGTAAGCAACATGCATATTTTTTCTAAACTCATTCATATGTTTAAAATTCCTTAAAATTTAGGCATGATAGGTAGATTATGCATAGGAAATCGGCATTTTGTATACATGATTATTTTGATTTATCCGAATTAATCATTTTTTCAAATGAATCACTCATCCCAATCAATTTTTCAAACATATCGTCAATGGCATCTGAAATTTGTTTGAGTGATAAATTTTGGTAATGATGATCTAGCTCATCCACGAGTAGGTCGAAAATTTGATATTTCAAGTCTTTGAATTCGTCATCATCCCATTTCATAAGTTGTTATCTTAGGTTATACATAGTTATCGTCGATTTCAGCTATAACTACCAATTCATTAGATTTTAGTAGGCTATCTTTTTGACCGAAGACATATTTGTTACCGCATTTTCTACATTCAATTGATGTACCTGATCTAAATATAGCAATCATGCCTCTGCCAGAAATTAGAACTTGGCCGCAAGAGTTACATTTAATGATATCGTCATTCATCAGCTTTGCACCCGCAGCGTTTGCATCTGATTTCGTATTTTGCAGCTGTATCTAAATTCAATACAATTTCAGAATCAATCAATATTTTATTATCACTACCAATGCAAAAATCAACAGCACCTTTAATTAAAAATGACTCAAAATCATGCCCGAACCACTTTCCGAAAAGGCCTTTGCAGTCATTCATCATCAACCCATTCGCTGCCAAGTTTTTCATGTAGTTTTTTAAGAAATTTAGATGTTTCAATATTTTGAAATCTTTGAATTTCAGGTAAAATATATTTCAAAAACTCCCACTCTTCTCTAGTCAGGTCTATTTTCATTTCACTAAATCCTTAAAAACAAATTCATAAAGCTGTTGCATTTCCATAATAGATTTCTTATCGGCACCTTTCAATTCAGCAACGCCCTTTCCATTAGCGACGGCATTAGAAAAAGATTTCCTGTTGCCTATAGTGAAATCTATACATTGCATTTCTGGGCATTTCTTCAAAGTATCTATGCTTTCCTGATTATCTAAACCGCGTGCATCAGCTTGATTGATGACCGCATGAATTTTGATATTTGGATTAGAGGGAATCATCTCATTAATCAGGGCAGTTAAATTGCTAAGCGTTTCAATATCGAAGAAACGAGGTTTAAAGGGAAGTAAAAGAAGGTTGCAACATGCAATTGCGGAGCGAAAGGAGGCTATTTGGCGGCTGCCTACATCTATAATGATATCATCATAATCAGGTCGCATTTTCTCAATTTGCATTCGGAGCAGGGAGCCGGAAAGCTGAATGGTTGTCCAAGGCGTATTAATTCCAAGAGAAAGGCGACGATTAGTCCACATAGTCGAAGATTGCTGTTCATCGGCATCAACAAGGAGAACTTTTTTGCCAGCTGCGGAGCGCATCGAGGTTAGGTTAGTAGAGATGGTGCTTTTTCCTGTTCCGCCTTTGATGCTTCCGAGAACAATAATCATTTAATAAAATCCTTCGAATTTATTTTATTTTTTAAAGATTGATTTTCTTCCTTTAAAACATTAATTCTTCCTTTTTTCAAGAAAATTTTTATTTTATAAATTTTAATTAAAATTTCATAATAAAGTTTAATAATAAAATATTTCACTTTCCAGCCTCTTTGAGATATTTATAAAGCGTGCGCCGATGAATCCCGAAATCGCGGGCAATCTTATTTTTCGAATCTCTAGTAGTTTCTAAGCGATGTATAATAAGAGCTACTTTTTCGTCATCAAGTTTTTTCTTACCACCAATGAATTTCCCAGCTTTCTTAGCTTCGGCAATTCCTTCACGCTGACGTTCTCGAATGAAAGCGTACTCGAATTCGGCAAAGGCTCCGAATAGCGAAAGCATCAAGCGCGACATAGAACAATCTTCGCCATTAAATGTGAGGTTTTCCTTAATGAATTGGATTTGCACTTTCTTTTCAAGAAGATGGTCAACTAATTGATGCAGATCTCGTACATTGCGAGCTAGGCGATCCATGCTGTGAACTAAAATAATATCATCCTCACGGACAAAATCGAGCATAAGTTGCAATTGAGGACGAGCGGTATTTTTAGCCGAGGCATATTCAATAAATTTCTTGTCAACTGGAATACCTTCAAGCTGCCGACCTGGATTTTGCTCGAAAGTGCTGACACGGATGTAACCTATGCGCTTGCCTGTCATTTTATTCTCTTTAATGCATAACCTGGATAAATTTCAGGTTTCCAATTCTCATGGCAACATTTAGGACATAAAGGATTTCCAAAAGTGGGTAAATCACCGGAATGCATCTCATGAACTTCATAAAATGATTCACAAGAATTATAGTTGTATCCACACGAGACACAAAATTGTTCCTTAACATTATTCAAGCAATAAGAACATTCACAGCCCATTATTTCTTATCCTGTTCTTGATTTTTGCAAAGTTTATACTTCATTAAATATTTTATTTAAATTTTCTTCTGTTGCTAGTTCTGGGTAAGAATGCATATAACATTTTATGTAATAAATTAAATCTGGATCGCTGTTCATTTGAAAACACATACCAACCAGAATTAGCATATCGTTTAATGTAAGATTTCTTAAATAGGGATAATTTTCATAAAGTTCTTTACGAGAAATTTTTTTCCATGGAGTTTTTTCATCTACCATATTTGATACTTTGTTAAATCAACATCTTAGACTATGATACACATTTCGTGCAACGAAATAATTGTTAACTTCAAATTCACCATTAAGGGAGGATTTAAACACACCTGTGAAAAAGCGTGTACCCTATTTTCACCAAGGAGAAGGAGGTAAAGGAAACCAGTGAGAAACTTGGATATTTTCATTATCCATTCTTTTCCAAGCACCTTTACATTGTTGACCTATACAAAAATCTGAATCTTGCCATTCTTTGCCAGGACAATGACCATTAATTCCGGGAATATAGCAAACAACCTCTTGAAAATCTTCAGGCAATCTATCTTTAACGCTAATCCATTCATTCATTTTCACTCCTTGGCGGTTCGGGTAATGGCATCCAGTGCGTTATATTTTTTTCCGTTACATACCAGCCAGCTGAATTTTCGCTTTCCCATGCGCCATTAAAACCAGGATATCCTACATCATGTCGAATATTTTTACCGTCGAAAGTATATCCCACAGATTCGCCTTTTTTTGGCAATCGTTCGCTGCATTTAATCCATTCCATTTAATCCTCTTTCATTTCATGATAATGAAATAGTATATCATCAACCCAGATACATTCATCCCAACAAAAACCCATCTCATAAGGTGAATCTTTTTCAATTTTTTCCATTAATCCGATTATTTGAGCATAAGCAAATTTAGCTATTTCAAGTTTTTTTTTATATTCTTCATCCATTTTCAAGCCTTTGCTAAAACTTCGTTATAAAATTCATACATTTCGAAATGATGCTGCGATTCATATAGGTTTGTTTTGATAAAATGCCATTCGCGCATACATTCGCAGCCGTATTGCACAAGAAGCGTCGTTAACGACATAACAAATGCGCCCGTGGGTGTCGATGATCCGGCCATTGAGGAAGCCGAAGTAAGACACATCCTTGCCTTTTCTTGATGTTCAATACGAGGGCAATACCAACAGGCAATATAAGCTTGGTCGTAATGGTACATAGCTTTCTTATAATGCTCGTCTCTTTGCTTAATATAGTAAACATATTCAGAATATTTAAGCATC